AATCTTTTTTAGCATTTGGATAGAGTAGATTACCATCTCTGTCTGTAGACATCATTACTGCTTCAGCTTTCTTTTTAGAAGCTATTGCTAGAGCATCACCTCCGTCAAGCATGATGTCTACTACATTCCTTGCAATAGTAGCACCTTTCTTTAGCCCACTAAAAAGACCCAGTACGTCTACCATCTAAAAAGCAACTCTAGCTTTAAGGTTATATGGAGGAAACATTCCAGAATTTTTAATATAAGATTCTTTACCTTCTCCTGTAAAGTTTGGATTATCAGGTCCAGTAACTGTCATTTCAGGTGCTGGTGATATGTTTTGTGCATCTAGTGAAGGCTGAGTTTCCCCTGTTAAACCATAGTAATCATTTATAAACTCTTGTTTATCTTCTGGTGGCAAGTCATATAAAATAGATTTCATTTCTGGTTCATCTAAAGAGCGTAGTTGTTCTATCATCTCTCTTTCATTATTTTTTGTACCGCTAAGCTCTGTTAAATATTCTTCCCTTTTTTCTGGATTACCTATTTTATCAAAGATAGTGTTAGAGTTCCAAGAAAAATCATCATTGCCACCGCTCATCATTCCTGCCATATTAGCCATTTTCTTTTCCTTATTTTATTATTGTTCTTGTTTTTTTTCTGATTCTGAGTTATTAAGCAAATCTACAACCAATGCTTTACCGCTTAATAAACTTTTTTTCATTTCATAATTTACAGTGTTTTTTATAGCTTTATCAGCCTCCCTAAGTATAACACCTAAGGCTACTCTTGCTTCACCTGAAACAGCACCTCTAACTAATATATTTGTTAAAGCAGCTATACTAACTGCTGTTCCTATACCCATAACTGTATATCCTAAATATGGAGTAACTGCACTTCCCATAAGAACACCAGCAGAAGCAGCAGTTGCACGAGATTTATTAACTCTAGTTATGTTTTGAAAAAAATGGGCAAGGTCAGCTCCTTGATTGGCAATTTTTGGAGCAAGTAATTCTATGGCTCTATAATTAAGATTTTGTTGTTTTCTTCTACTAGCTATAGAAAATGTAGAAGGTAGTACGTCATCTATACTAGAGTTCATTCCATTTCGTATTGCTTTTGCAAGTGTACTATTTAAACCTTTTGCTTCTTGGCTTAAAACTCCAGAATTAAGTTCATTTTTCATAAACCTATCGAATTCTATTCTTGCATTATGAACTCCTTGTGGATTACTTTTATGTTTTAATAGTATTTTTTTTGCTTCTTGTTTATAAAGGTTAATTGAATTGTTAATAGAAGCATTGCTTTTAAGTGAAGGGAAGCCTTCCATTGCTTGAGATATGTTATAATTTATTTTTCCTTCTGTGCTTTTTATAGGTATTTTTAAATCTTTATGCTGTGTCAGAATTTTACTTATTTCATCAACTAATTTAATTTGAGATTTATTTATTGCAATGTTTGTATTAGTAGGACCTTTTTTTGGGTTAACACCTTTTAGAGTAACTAAATAATCTAAAACTTCATTTTGTGGAATAGTAAATTGTAATTTTGGACCGGAAAGAGCACTGCTATCCACAGCTTGATTTCCTGCTAATACTTTATTTTCAGTAACTTTAGGAGCTAACATTCTTTCTAATATTATACGTTTTTCTTTTGCTTGTGACTTTACACCAGAAGATATAATCTTATCACTAACTATTGATGATAATTTAGAACCTTCTACTGGACCAACTTTATTTTTAAATCTAACAGGACCAAAGACCATAAAAGTATTAACAACGCCTTCAAACAAACTAGCTAAATTAGGATTTTCTTTTTTCCATTTTTTATAAACTACTTCTGTTCCAGCAAATGCTTTTTGAGCTTCTTGACCTCCTTCTGTATTCATAGTCCAATCCCAAGAATATGAAACAACATCTTTAATTGCTTCTGATGTTACAGGCATTGTCACCTGTATTCCATCTATTACAGCACCAACACCAACACCCACTACATCTAATACTGTTCCTGAGCCAGTTTTCATAGCAGATTGAGCATTATAACTAAAATCTCCTAACATATCATCTAAAGAACCTTCTTCAGAAAAAGGACCAAGTTTTAAACCTGTGTTTGAGTCCATCTCTCCAGCTTTCCAGCTTTTAGTTAATTTCTCTTGGTTCTTCATTCTCTTGCCAAAGTTTTGAACAATTTGGTCTAGGTAGCCGGGTATATCTTCCGAACCTTCTGCTGCTATTCTTGGAATATCAATTTCTACAAAACCGCTTTGACCACCAGTATTTACAATATTATTGTTTTCTCTTTTTATTTCTGTAAATGCCATTAGTTGCTCTCCACGTATGTAGGCTCATAACTTTCAAACATAGAAGTAATGTCTATTCCATTAGGGTCATAATAAGGACCATCAGGTCTATATTGCCATCTTATTATATTAAAAGTTGGAGAATTTTTATCTGTATCTTGTTCCATTATTGGATAAGTTTTTTCAATTGTTCCGTCTTTTCCATCTGAAACATTGTATACTTTGTCAAGAGGTCTAACCATTTTAGGAATTTTAATTTCTTGTAGTTTACGTCCAGCAAGGCTTTCATACCTAGCAAAACGGTCACTACCATCTTCGTTTCTTACTAGTGTATTATAATCTTGTATAAGTATTGTAGAATATTTTTGCCTTAACCTAGTTAACTGCTCTAAAGCTGAACCTTCCATACTAATTTCACCAGTCATTACTCGCTGTAAGAATTTACGCTCTGCTGGAGTATCTAATCCTCTCGCACCAATACCCAATGCACCAATCATAGGAAACACATCACTACCTAATAAAGCATCAAGCAATTGAGTATCAGCAGCAGCTTCCTCACTATCTCTACTTCCAAAAGCACTTGCAATCCTATCAAAACTTTGTTCAAAAAATGAAGTAGCTCCAACATTTGCTTCACCTCTATTAATTGTTCTTAATACATTATTAGTTTTTAAAATTTGGGCATTTGCACCTTTAGCTTGTTTAATTAATTTCTGGTCCTCTAAAAAGAATTGTTTTCCACCTTCTTTATCATAAGCATCATCCCCTGCAAAAGTAATATTAGTTCCAGTACTACCAAAAACACCTGATTCTTTTAGTGATTCTCTTTCTTCAGGTGTTGCATCATTCCATATTTTTAATTTCTTTTCAAATGCTAATAAGTCATCTTTTTCTTCAGGAACAATTATATCAGCACCAGCTAATATTGGCTCAACATCAGGTTGTCCTAATGATGATTTAAGATACTTACGCCCATCAGCTAATTCTTCAAATTCTATTGGAACAGTAGGATTTTTTAATGCGTCTAATTTAATTTTTGCAGATTCAACAGTAAGATTATCAACAATCATCTTTTGACCTCTATCATAAAACTGCATGCCTTGGTCATACTCACCACCATTCCACATTGCTGAAGCCATTTCATTCATGCTTTCAGCACTTGAAGGGTCAAAGTTAGGAACACTATTTAAAATTGATTGATAGTTATCTTGTTTAACTTCAGCATCTGTTCGTCCACCAAAAGCTGAACCCGCAGCATAACCTAAGTTACTGCCCATAGTTGACATGCCTTGGGTAATTGCTGCCCATCCGGTCATTCCTTGAGTATTAGCTGCTTCCTCTCTAGCTAAAGCCTCAGCAGTTACTGCCTGCTCGTATTGGTTTCCAAACATTCCTTGTTGTGCCATATCTATTCCTTTATATTATATTTTTAAAACCTTGATTGTATATTCCAAGGAGGTGCATCTTCTATTAAAAATGAATTAGACCTATCATCTACTACAAATTCTTCATAGTCAGGTTGACCATATTGATTTGTTCCCCTATTTAAATCAGGGGCTAACGCTTTGGGAAGTATTGCCCACCTCTTGCAGCATCTTGATACTGACTAAAACCAGTACCGTTTCTTACTGCTTGAGCATTTTGTAAATTACTCCCACCAAAATTCATCTTACCAAAACTACCCATTAAACCAGTCATTGCTGACGTGTTTGCTCCTGCTCTTGCAGTAGCTGCTCCACTCTTCATGTTAGCAGACCTCCAAGCATTATTACCTCTAAGTTGTGCTTGGTTATAAGAGTTAGCAGCATATTGTTGTCCAATCTCCCCAAAGCCCATACCCATTCTCATATCTTCTTGCTGTCTACGTCTCATTGCATCTAATTGAAACTGTGATTTATTGTATGAGTCTCTACGTAGCCCAAGCCTTGTCATGTTTTGTGCTTGCATTAAACCTTGTGTTTGACCAGCACCACCAGTAGAACCTAGCCTACCTTGTGCTAATAGCCTTGCTTCATTATCAAGAGACTGTTGCTGTAACTCAGGATTAAGCATTTGTAAATCCATGTCATACATGTTCTGTGCATATTCCTCAGGACTATAGTTTCCAATTTGAGCTCCAGTTGCATCAGCCCTATTAAAATAACCATCCATCCTACCCTGCATATCTTCATTAAGATATTCACCAGACTCAGCATTATAACCACCAAACAATCCTTGGTAATCTCTTAGTTGACTTTCACCGTAAGCAAAGTCAGCATTTTGATTAGCTGAGTTCTGTGCTTTTTTTGCTTGCTTATTGGCGTATATACTACCCAGTACACTACCTGCTAATTGCATCCATCCTGCCATTACTATCTCCTAATTAATTTGTTTGTCATATTAAATTCCATTGTCTCTTCTAAGTGAAACACTTGTACTACCGTTATGTGATGTGTCTGCACCTGTTACTGTTTGTCCTGTGTACAAAAAATGACTTGTTGAGTTATTACCTTCAAATGTGCCATCACTTGTAACCATCCGATAACCTTTTCTTAATACATACGTCCATGTTGTATCTTGCCCCGGACCTTGTGTATAACTTTGACTTACAAAAGCAGCAAGAAAGCTACTTCGTATAGTATTGACACCATTCACTAAGGTATTTGAATCAGGAGCCAAACTAAAATTAAACAGTGTAGTTTCCGGAGAGAAATTACTAATTCCAAATACATCCGTAGTTCCAAACTTAACTAAACCTACTGCATTAGGTGAACTAACAGTAGTACCATTAAATACTATTGTGTGACTATACCAATTTAAAGTAGTACCATTAAAAATTATAGGCATTATGAGGTTGCAATAGTTAATGTTGTTCCAGATAACGAGGCTTTAACTAAACCAAGTACACTAGCTGATGCAGCAATTTTATTATCCTGTACAAAAGCTGTTGTGGCTAGTTGTGTTGTATCTGTTGCTGCACTTGCTGTTGGTGCTTTAGGTACTCCAGTAAAAGTAGGGCTTGCTAGTGGAGCATGTCCTGCTGCTGCAATAAAAGCAGTTGTTGCCACTAATGCACTAGAGTTTCCAGATGTTGGAGTAGAGGCTGAAAAAGCCTGACTCGAACTACCAGCTATATCAGCTTTAGAGTTAACAGCAGTTTTAACCGCAAGAAACTCTGTATTAAAATCACCACCACTAACTACTTTGTCTGGGTCGTTATCGTTTAAAGAATCCTTACCTGACCAAGCTATTTGTAAATTATAATTACTCATCTTATTTTCCCTTGTTTTGCTAAAATTGTCATATTCTGTAAAGAGGCTTTAAATCCCTTTACTGTTTGTATTACTTCAAATCTAACAACCTTAGCTGCTTTTGATAAAGAAACTTTATACTCAGCTGGTTGAAAAGCAGGAGCATATTTAGCCACTCCATATTTGCCTACTCCCCAAAGAGCATTAACTCCTCCAGTTGTAGGGTCTAATGTAAAGTTAGCAGAGCTAGGTGAAACATTATAATCTCTATACCAGTTAAGAGTTATATCCATGTTCTTACCACCGGACCATATAGCTAAAAATCTTTTTAAGAATTTAGAAATTCCTGGTTGTTCAAAATCTAACCAAGTAGTTTTAAAATCTGCTTGATATGTAATATCTGAATCTACCCAACAAGTACCACTACCTGTTGAATCCCATGTGTTACCTGCATTTACACAAGTAGCTTGGTTTACATTAGCAAGTATTGTTTTTTCTATGTCAAAGTAACCACTATAAGTAGCAATCCTTCCTGCATAAGTAGCAGCTCCTAATCCACAATATAAAAATTCATCTGTAGATAAAAAAGACCTAGGATTTTTCTTGCTTTCAAAGTTCCAAGTAGTTATACGTGGAGCTCCGTCAGGCGTTGATGCTTTAAAATCAAAAACATAAACAATATTTCTATCAGGAAAACCAAGTATGTAAGAACCAGTTGATAAATCATACTGTGCTTTAACAGCTGACAAATTACTTGTAAGAATGTTTGTTCTTATTTCATCTTTAATTGCTAGACTTAAATCTGTCAATGGCATTGTGTCTTGCTGTATTGTACGACCTAATGAACGCACACCTGATGCACTTAAAAATACAATGTCATCACCAATAAGCTGTACTGAATCTCTAGCTACACAACCAACACCTTCAATAACTTCATCTAATGAAAACACTCCACCAGCTGGCTGAGATACATTAACATCCCAAGGTCCTCTAAAAATAACAATGTTATTCTTACCAAAGATAACAAGCTTACCCATAAAGGAAGCCATTGCTGTAATTACATCACCTGACCATACATTTCTTAAATCTAAAGAACCAGCTGAAGAAGTATTACTTGTTGCAAATGAATGTCCAACAAGTAAGTCAGAATAATAAACAACATTTCTATTTTCACCAATGTCTGCTGCCCAGAGCCTACCAAAATCACCAAGTAAACAACTAGGTGTAAATGTAGTTACTCCATTAGGTTTTGAATACCCACTTACATCTTCTAAGTCTAACCAAGTAGTACCATTAAAGTTTACAGGTTTGTTAGCTTGTTGAGCACCATAGAAATTATTATTAAAGTTTGTAAACTGCCAATTACCATCTGATTTAGTAGTGCCACCAGAAAATGATTGAGCAGTTAACGTGTAAGGAGTAGTTGCTGTATTCATCTTATAGATGTTAGCCCCAGCTCCAGCAAATATAGTTTTAGCACCAGTAGCAGATTGATACTCACCTAATGATTTAACAATTAAAGTATTGCTAGTAGCACTGCTAGACACAAGATTAGTAATCTGTTGTATGCCTTGTCTAGTAGTAAGTCTACCTTTCTCATCTAACATAATATTGTTAGCTGTAGTTAAATATTGCGGTGGTAAACTTGCAGCAGACGACTGCCTGTTTAATCCATAGATACCTATAGAGTCTAGTACAAGTGGCTGTAGAGGCTTAGCTGCCATACCAAACTACCTCACTTGAATGTCTACCTACGTCTTGTTGAATAGCATCTGATAATGCTTGTTGATATTGAAATTGTGCCATGTCTGATAGAGAACCTCCGTCCTCTCCTCTCTCTGCTATAGCTCTCGCCCATACCCCCATTATAACAGGAAACTCCGGACATGTCAAGACTGTTGTGGCATTTGTTAAATCATCTTGTGGGTCTACCATATAGAAATCAACATTATAAACTGCATTTGGGGTAGGATATATCTGTGCTTGTAGTATTCCGTTAGCAACAGAATTAATAGAATAGTAACTAGGAGGACCTGATGTGTTTCCATTTGGATAATTAGTTGACCTAATCCAAGAGTCAGGAACAGACTGTAACATGTTTCCTTGATTTTGAACTTGTACTGAAAGCATCCTACTGCGTTGAGTTGAGCCAGCTAAGGCATAACTCTTTGTATTGTTTACAGTATTTACTGTTATTAAGGTTCTTAGTGATGTCCAATCCCAAGCATCTTCTACTTCTCTTTTAATCTCATTAACAAAGTCACCAATCATTACTTGATAATCTGTTGGTCCTGAAGCATCTATTAGTTCTCCTGACCAATTACTGGCAATTGAATCTTCTCTTAATCTACGTAACACTGAATTTATAATTTGTCTGTATGTCATATTTATCCTTTAGCTAATTGTGCTCCGAAGTAAAACTCTATAATAATTGTAGTCCACTGAAATACAGAATCTAGCTTTAACAGTCCTTCCACAGTTATGTACTCTATCTTATCTGGTGTTATTTCTAAACCAAAGAAACTAAACCCTTCTATCACTGTTGGTATTACAGTTGGAACATTTAAAAATACTGGTGCTACTTGTGTAAAGATTATAATACCAAGCAGTACAAATATAATTACTCTTCTGTTAAGAGCTGCCCATGGTGATTCATTCCTTGCTGCTTTTCTTGCTGAGTCTACTTGACCGGCTCTTGCACTTAAAGCCTCTAACTGTAGTTTCTGTAAGTCTGTAGCTGCCTTTGACTTTATAGCAACTAGCTTCATTATAAAACCAATAAAAATAGGAGCTATGTTTGTTATTAATCCTATCATGATAAACTCAACAGAAGTAAGTAATATTCCATTGGTGCTAAATTTATTATAAATCCTATCACATTAACCTCATTGCTTCAATAATACCAATATTGGTAATTACATACCACCCTAGTGCACCATACACTCCATATTTAATTTGCAATAAAGAGTTATTAATCTTTTGTATACATAGGTTAGTGTCGTCAATCTTGCTAAACAATTTACTTATTTGTCCGGTATGTTTGTCTAGTTGTAATTGCATCCTATTTAATTCATCATTCATTTTTTCTTAAAGCCTTTTTTCATATTGGCATATGCTTTCTTAGAAATAGTAGACTTCTTTTTAGTTCTACTTGTGCCAGCTTTCTTTCTAGCATTTATGTTTGCGTATAATCCCTTAGCCATTATGCAGCCTTCTTGTTTTCTTTTTTCTTTTTCTTAGGTTTTTTATTAACCTTTTGTTTTAAAGCTTTAATAGCCTTACCTTGCTGGTTCTTAGCTTTAATTAGTTGTTGAGTCTTTTGTCTTAGTTCCTCAACCATTTGTGTAAGTTGTTCTATTTGTTCATGACCTATTTCCATGCCTTCAACTACATTAGACAAATCAATCTGCATCATTATTTGATTTTTTAATACTTCTTCTTGATTAGACTGCTCATATTTAGAATACATAATTTCTACTTTGCTGTCAATCTTACTAACATACCAAAGCATACCACCTGCTTGTACAGCTATAGCCATGATTAAAGCTAAAGGCATTTTCATTCCATCCATTATCTACTCCACTTAAAATTTTGTTGAAATTTAACTGTAGGTACTGCATCACTTGTAGCTTTTGTAGTAGCACTTATAGAAGTAGTGTTAGGAAAAACTGAACACCCAGCTATTGTTAACACCGATATTAATATTATTGTTTTCATTATCATTTTATTTATTAAGTCCTACTGCACTGCCTGTTAGTATAGCACCAAAGGCTAGATGAAAAAGTCCTCCACCCATAAGAGTAAAGGGATTGTGTTGTCCTGTAAGCTTTTTCATAAGCTCCATTTGAACCATTGGTTCACTTGTGGCGTTTATAACTTCCATAAAAGCACTAATGTCTGGTCTATTGATTCCATACCAGACTGGTACAAATAAGAAATCATAAAAACAAATTACTAAATATAATACTAGAGCTGTCCATCTCCATCTTTGTGTACTTCTTTCTACTTCCGTCATTTAAATACAAGGTGGTGTACACCTTAAAGCATTAGCACCTATCCATATGGTTACTAAAAAAGCAAGTAAAACACAACCAGTAAGTATAGCTAATCCTTTAGTCATTACCACTTAACCTTGTTTGCCCAGTAAGCAGCACTGGTTTTACCCTTAGCTATGTTCTTACCATGACGTGCTTTAAATGATTTACGCTTTGCCTTCATAGCAGCTGACTCACCAGCCTTTGGCTTGCCTGCTGTAGAAGCACCCTTCTCTCCAAACCTAATCATGCGGTCCTTACCATCATCTTTGATAAGGACTACATGAGATTTTTTACCCTTAGAGGAAGCCTTAGGTTTATTATAGCCTGAGAATGTTTCACCTCTGTAGGTTACTGCCATTACTTGCCTACCTTTTTCATTGCTATCTTATGTGAGGCAGTAAAGCTTTTGCCTTGATTCATAAGTTTCCTCATCTCTTTCATGTGCTTAGCAGTGTGGTGTTCCTTATGCTTAGCCATAGTAGATTTTTGTCTAGCAGTTAAAGCCATTAGTAACCTCTTCTACTAGGTCTAGTAACTTTCTTTTTAACTGGTTTCTTTTTCTTCATCATGCTGCTTTCTCCTTAGTTTTTAATGATTCAGTAAGTTTAGCCATATATGAATCTCTACCCATTTGTAGTTGCTCAAGGTTAAACATACTTGTTTGTAGTTTTCTATCTAAATCAGAGACATGATTAATCATATTAACTTGTTCAATTGTAAAATCTGATTCTTTATAGTCTTTACCATCAATTGTTATAGACTGTTCTTTTTGTTTTTTAGCCATTTTACTTCTCCTTAGTTTTGTGTTAAAGATACAAACGCAGGGTCAACTGCATCTGTTGGGTTGACACTAAAGTGAGTACATAAATCAATCTCTCTAGTGCCTGTTGTTGTTTCTGGTCCGTATGTTTCTGTACCATCTTCAGCAGTATGCTTAACCTTTCTAGTTTCTGTATGCGGTTTATTCTCATAAGCTATAACTGCTGCTAAGTCACTACAATTTGCAATAGCAGTCTTGATAGTTTCGTGTTCACTATACAAAGCTGTAGCGTAAGTCGCTATATTAGAAGGTACTGCTGTACCGCCTTTAGCTGCTCTGCTCCAGTACCAATCTATTGCTGCGTGTAATCCAGCAACGTGTGTATTAGCTTTTGTTAACATACCAGCTTTAAGCGTGGCTACATCTCTAGCAGTTCCAGCATAAGTTCCTACCACTTCAGCTCCTGTAGCATCTACAGTATAAGCACCATCCCAGTAGTAGCGACTATCAACTGTTACTATTCTCATAGGCTTGATGCCTAGTGAGGCTAGTGTTGAGCTATCTCTAAAGATTGTTTTGGGATATGTGACATCACTTATCACCATAGTCTTAGGATGTTTGATTGTTTCTGAATTAAAATACCACATATGTATCTCCGTTATCTTGCGTTAGAATATTTAAAAGGTGTTTCTGCAAATGCTATGTAGATGAATGTATCTCCACTATAATTTATTCTGTGACTATCAGCTTGTCTGACTTTAAAGCCATTTGACAATATATCAATGTCAGCAGCACTATCTTCAGCAGCAACTGAATTAGGTCTTAGTGACTTGTCAGCAACATTATTCGGACTTCTAGAATAATCAGCTATACTCCAATCATCCGCAGCGTTTGTAACTTTAGTTAAAACAAATGCCGGTCTAAATCCTGTGTACACAAATGGTCCATTAGTTACACCATTACCAGTATAGGAACCGACCTTAGAGTAGCCATCTACAGAGTGGAAAGCATACATAATTATGTTTTGATTATTACCGTTATACTGGGGAAACGTACCTAAAGATACAAGTGTACTTGAAGGTATAGTTGCAATTCCTGGAGGTGGTGGTTCAGTTTGTATAGCAGCGGTAGCATCAAGATATAAGTTTTTAGTTTGATTGCCTAAATCTTTGTGCCAAACTACCCAATCACCACTAGCATTTCTATTTTTAATTATCCACATTTCGGGTGCTTTACTTAATCCGTGTCCAACTGTAGCACCAGCAGTTCCGTTACCTGTATAACTAACAATACTAAATCCAGCATCATTATTAACACTAACTGTAGAGTTAATAGAACCAGCAGTATTAGATGAGCCACTACCGTTTGCTTTCCAGTTCCAAGCTACTATAGCTGAACCGGGATTATTAGTACTATATTGTTGACTAACAGTTGTAAAGCCATCATTACTTACTGCATTAATGTAATTAAATGTACCTTCAGCATCTCCAGCATCAGAAGATAAACTTCCCGGATTAGCACTTCCTAAACCTCTAAGTACATCAAAAAGCTTATGCCCATAACCAAGACTTCTATTTTTAAGCCAAAGAAAATCAGGTTGAAATCCAACACCTGTTACTACTTGATTTGAACCTGTACCAGTATAAGCCACAGCATTAAAATTCTTACTAGGTACAACATCTACATCTGGTAAGTTAGATGTGCATAAAGATAAAAACAAATTTGGTGGTGTGTAATAGAAGTCACCTATGTCATTACTATCTTGATTACCTTGTGATGTTTTAGCTCCAGCGAATGAAGAATCTTGTCCAAAGTTTGCTGTAAAAACCGTGCCACCTCCATAAATCATAATACTATAAACACCACTAGAACTTATGAAAGAAGGACCTTGTGCTGTGTTTCCTTGACTAACGTTATTTTTATAAAATTTAATAGTATTATTATCAACATCTAATGCTACACCTATAATATCTCCATTCGTATAACTAGCACCATAACTTGCAGTAGTTGAAGAACCACCACCTGCTGGTAATCTATATTGGTCGCCATTTTGTTTATACGTTATCCCTCCGTGGTCAGACCAATTACCACCTCTAAGTGGATTTATTCCCTTACCAATATCACAAATACCAATATGACTGTTACTTGTTGAACTAATAGTTACTTCAAAATAAGCTTTGCCACTAGAAATACCTAATGTTCCAACACCAGTATCAGCAGTTGATGTATATTTTAAATTACCTTCTGCAAAAACACCTGCACCACTTGATAAAGGGTCAATAGTAGCAAAATTGTTTGTAGGACTATCAAGCATTTGGTCAACATAAGAAATATTATTTACTGTCCAGTTGTTGTTGTTTCCAGAGCGGTCTAAACCTAAATCATTACTCATATATCACCTATTGAAATTTATAACGAATGATAACAATACCTGAACCACCAGCACCAGCTGCATTCGGATTGTTAGGAGCGCCACCGCCTCCACCACCTGTGTTTGCACCACCTGCACCGCCGGGTTGATTAGTGTTATCAGCTGGTGAAGCACCAGAGTTTCTTGCTGAACCACCTCCAGTACCATTACCGTTAGCAGAAGCAGCTCCAGTAGAGCCACCACCTCTAGCACCACCACCACCGCCACCAATACCACCATTACCAGCACCAGTTGAAGGGTCAAAATGAGCACCACCACCGCCACCACCTGAATAGTAATAATTGTTAGTATCAATATTTGATTGGAGTCCAGCACCGCCATCACCACCTTTACCAGATTGTGGACCATTAGCACCTACTGCTCCTGCACCTCCACCACCACCACCAGCAAAACCAGCAGAACCAGCACCATTACCACCAGCATTACCTTGTCCTGAATTACCAGCAGAACCGGTAGTATTACCACTAGTAATACCAGCTCCTCCACCACCAGAGCCACCAGTAGCAGAGGCGGCATTTCCTGCACCACCATGACCACCACCAATTGCTGTAAGTGTTGTAATTCCAGTACCAGAAACAGATGAGTTGTTTCCTGATGCATCATAACCACCACCAGCACCTACAGTAACAGTATATGCAGTTGAACCAGTAAGTTGTAGAAAACCTTTTTTGAAGCCACCTCCGCCTCCGCCTCCGCCAAGTCTAGAACCGCCTCCACCACCGCCACCTACGACTAAGTATTCAACATAGCCATCATTACTAGGGGTAAATGTTCCGTTTGAGGTATATGTTTTGTATTTATAATCACCAGTAGTACCTGTTGAATTTCCGCCTGTAGCAGAAGATATAATTCCACCACCTGCAAAATTTAAGTAGAATCCATTAGTACCATATGAACCTGAATACTCTTTAGGCTTCCATTCTCCGTAAGTACCTGTTGTTCCAAAGTCTGCTGGGGTTAAGGCTTGACCATCTATGAAGTTTATTTCCCCCATATAGCCATCCATATACCAGTTGGAATTAAGCATTCCTATATGATGAGGAGTTCCATTTAGATTAATTCCTCTGTCTGCATTTCGAGCAAAGAAACTGTCTGTTCTGTTATCTGTTGAAAACGAAGTAACCTCTGCTCCATTAACATAAAGTTTAAATCTGTTTGCAGCAGTAGCTTGTGTAGTATCAAAGACTACTATTATATGATACCAAGCACTTGTGTCACGAAATACTTGTGTTGTGTTTATTACATAATCTGTTTGTAAACCAACCTGAAATTTATCATTATCTAGAAAACCAAACTGTACAACATTAGTATTATTTTGCCCAGATGAAGGGTAAGCAGCAAATAAAGATATTTCTGCTGTATTTGCAGCAAGGTTACCTCGTTTTACCCAACCACTCCAAGTCCAAGTTTTACGATTACCAACAGAAGATGGAGTCCGAGTTAAACTAGCACTATCATTATCATTAAACCTAAGACTCTGCTCTATCTCAAAAGCTTCAGCCCCACTAGGTATTGCGGTTGATTGAATTAAAGACATTAAGTGTAAGCTGCCGAGTTAGTCATATATACGTTTGTTCCATCTGAGAAGTAAGATAACAAGTATGTTCCTGCTGTGGATATAGTTGCTAAGAAAGTAGCATCCAC